GGGGCAGAATGACCAGCAACTTATGGTAGGGGCTAAAAACCCCTATAAAGTGGCTTTAATGGATGATTTGGCACCTTCCATAGAAAGACAATGCTTGACTTTCACAGACTTCTGTGATATGATTGTTTAAAACACATAGGAGAAAATATAAATGGAAAATGAGAATACTAAAGTTTCTGTAACATTGGGTTATACCCTCAACCTTGGAAATTTTCAATCCTTGAGACTGGATCTTGGGGTTGTAGATTCAAAGCGTGATGGAGAGAATACTAACGATGCTTTTGAAAGAGTCTACAAGTTTGTAGAAGATAAACTAACTGAAAAAATTGCTGAAGCAAAGTCTGAGTTAGAAGAGTAGTAATGGCTGAGCGCAAAGACCGCATGGCTTTGCTTAGTCGTTATAGCAAATTATATACTCAGCGATATGAGCAGAAGCCATCTCTCAATTTAAACGTAGAGCAATGGGCTGCAGATGCATTGATTGAATCATATGGATTGCCAGCATGTTATGATTTGTTATCCTATTATTTTGAAATTGCAAATGAACCAAATTGGAAGTATTACGTCAATTATGCAGATGCTATAATTGAAAAACGAAATCAAATAGAACAAGACAAAAGAGAACGAGAAGAGAGACGAGCAATGGCTAGGAAGTGGTTAAGTGAATAATACTGAGAATAAACTTATTACCGCTGTACTTGAAGATAGACAGGTTCACGTACTCTTACAAGCAAATGTTGACAACATCCTAAGAACTCATGGAGACATTTGGAACTTTATACGAAACTATTCTGAACACAATGGATCCGTTCCACCACTATCCCTTGTTGTTGAAAAGTTTAGAGACTTTACACCTTCTACTGGAGTAGGAGCAACAAAGCATCACCTAGATGAATTGCAGGCAGAGTATTTAACAGATAGTCTTAAAGATATTCTTAGGGCTACTGCAACAGAGGTACAGAGTGGCCAAGGTCCTGCAGCACTTGAAACACTGATTCAGAAAACTTCAGAATTAAAAAAGAACACTGCTGCAATTCGTGATATCGATGTTACGGATTTAGATTCAGCAGTTGCATATTATGAACAAGTAAAGAAGCAACAAGAATTAGGTTCTGTTGGAATTAAAACTGGTTTACCAGGATTTGATAATTATCTTCCAGCAGGAATCATGCCAGGACAGTTGGGTGTCTTCCTAGCATATCCTGGTATTGGTAAGTCTTGGCTTTCTTTGTACTTTGCTGTACAAGCATGGAAGCAAGGCAAATCCCCATTAGTCATTTCATTGGAAATGAGTGAGACAGAAGTTCGTAACCGTGTATTTACAATTATGGGCGAAGGTCTTTGGTCACATAGAAAACTCAGTTCTGGACAGGTTGAGATTGACATGCTTAAGAAGTGGCATGGAGATCGTCTTGTTGGAAAACCCGAATTTCATATTATCTCTAATGACTCTGGTGGAGATGTAACTCCATCTGTCCTGCGTGGAAAGATTGATCAGTACAAACCAGACTTTATTATTGTTGACTACCTACAACTCATGAGTCCAAATCAAAAGTCTGACAATGAGACGGTACGTATGAAGAACCTCTCTCGTGAATTAAAGTTAATGGCAATTGCAGAAGAAGTACCAATTATTGCAATCTCATCTGCTACTCCAGATGACGTTACTAAACTCGATACCGTTCCAACATTGGGTCAAACTGCTTGGTCTAGACAGATCGCATATGATGCTGACTGGGTTATGGCACTTGGTCGTGGAGCCAATAGCGACATTATTGAATGTGTATTTAGAAAGAATAGAAATGGTTTTATGGGTGAATTCTTGGTTGAAGTAGACTTTGACAGAGGACATTATAGATATAAAGACTTTGAGAATTGAGATAGCAGATATAATATGATACATGGCAACTTTTCATCACAAACCATTGAAGAAGTTCAATCTCAACGGAATGATCAGCGACGAGGCTGTAATCTGGAGATTGAAGGAGGAGTATATCCGCCTTCTGGTTACAGAAATGCGATTGGCAGGTTATGTACCAAGACTTGACATCGTGCCAGATTTTACGGTAGACTATAACGAAAAGAAAAAATTTTTTGAATTTGAATTAACATTATACGGAGTATACATAGGAAGAAGACAGAGCGAATGGATAATAGGACTAGACGAACACAAAGCAATACCTACACCAAAGAACAAATTAAAAGAGTTCTCACAGGTTCGGGAATCACAATCGAATCAGAAGTAGATTCTGATTATATTATCTTTTGTCCATTTCATTCTAATACAAGAACTCCTGCTGGCGAAGTGCATAAAAGCGATGGAACATTTTTTTGTTTTTCTTGTCAGAAAGTCGCAGATTTAGTAGAACTTGTTATGCACACGTCTGGTCGCACTTATTTTGAATCTATTCGTTTTATCAAAGGTAAAGAATCTGAATCTAATTTAGAAAAAGATATTAACCAAGCACTTTATGTTAAACCAGATTTTATCCAGTTTGATGAGATATTGATTAAAAGATTAAATTCTCAGGCAATGGAATCTCCAAGAGCAAAAAGATATTTTTCAGGCAGACTAATTACCGAACAGTCAATGAAAAACTTTTGGCTTGGATTTTCTGAAAAGCAAGATATGGTCACTGTTCCAGTACATAGCCCAGATGGAATGATTATTGGTTTTGTTGCACGAACCATCGAAGGTAAAGAATTTAAAAATACCCCAGGATTACCAAAATCAAAAACTTTATTTAATTTGCATAGAGTAAAAATTGCAGACAAGGTTTATGTGGTTGAATCCTCATTTGATGCTATTAGATTAGATCAGGTTGGTTTCCCAGCAGTGGCTACTTTGGGTGCAAATGTTTCAAATGCACAAATAGAATTGCTTCAAAAATACTTCAATAATATTATTGTTATTGCAGATAATGATGAGGCAGGCGGTAACATGAAAGATCGATTAATTGAAAGATTAGGTTCTCGTGTTAGCGTAATTCAGTTAGATAAACAATATAAAGATATAGGCGATATGGACGACACGTCAATTAAACAATTAGAATATCAGTTTGACAAGTCAATACTGTCTATGCTAAACTAAGATAACAAACAAGGAGAAAAAATGAGCGTAATTAAAGGACTCAAAGATATCAATGCCTTGCTCGACAAGCCAAAGTATGAAGGTACTGGACAAAAGGTTCGTTGGGTAAAGTTGGCTGATGGACAATCAGCAAAAATCCGATTCGTAGAAGAACTAGATTCGGACTCAGCAAACTATGCAGAGAGCCGTGGTTTATCTGTAGTAGTTGCAGAACACACTAATCCAAAAGATTATAAGCGTAAGGCTGCATGCACAATGGAAACAGAAGGTCGTTGTTTCGGTTGTGAAATGGCCAAGAAGGAACCGAAGTCTGGCTGGAGAGCACGTCTTCGTTTCTACTGCAATGTTTTGATTAATGATGGTCTTGAAGATCCATATATTGCTGTATGGTCTCAAGGCATTAGCAAGCAATCAGCATTTAATAATATTCGTGAATACGCACTTGACACAGGTAGCGTATCAAACCTTGAATGGAAGTTAAAGCGTAATGGTCAGGGTACTGAAACCAATTACACACTTCTTCCTACCAAGCCAGATTCAGAACCATTTAAGTGGGATGGTCTTGAATTCTTCAACCTAGAAAAGGTTGTTCGTGAGGTTCCATATCCAGAACAAGAATCATTCTATTTTGGATTTGACACACCTTCTGTTACTAGTACAAATATCGACTGGTAATAGATGTCTTACGTAGGCTTACACGTACACACCCATTACTCGTTATTTGACGGGATTGCTACTCCAGAAGAATACGTGAACCGTGCAGTTGAGTTAGGGATGCCAGCATTGGCAATCACTGACCACGGTACTTTATCTGGGCATAGGGAACTGCACCGTATTGCAAAAGCAAAGGGTATTAAGCCTATTCTCGGCGTAGAAGGCTATATGTGTTCTGATAGATTTGACACTAGAGATAAGTCTGAAAGAGATGGAGATCTAGATCTAGTCTATAACCATATAGTCCTTCTCGCCAAAAATAAAATTGGTTTGGAAAACCTAAACAAGATTAATGAGATTGCGTGGACAGAAGGATATTTCAAAAAGCCACGATTTGATTTTGAAACTTTAGAAAAATATTCAGAAGGCATTATTGTTACATCTGCTTGCCCAAGCAGTGTTTTGGTTAAGGCTTTGGAAAATAGTGAATTTGCTATAACCAAAAAATATATTGAATGGTTTAAAAAAGTATTTAAGGATGACTATTATATTGAGGTCATGCCACACAATGAGTCAGAAATCAACAAGCAACTGATTGCTCTGGCAGATGAGTATAAGATTAAGGTTGTTGTTACTCCAGACTGCCACCACAGCACAACAGATCAAAAAGAAATTCAAGAGTTTAAATTACTCTTAAATACACATGTCAAGATTGACAAAGAACACACTTTTGAAAAGTCCAAAAAGCATACCAACATGATGAAGCGTTTAGATTATTTGTATGGTGCTGACAGAGACATAACTTTTAATAAGTTTGATATTCATTTACTATCATACGAAGAAATAAAGGCTGCAATGGAAAAGCAGGGTATCGATAGACCAGATATTTATGCTAACACATTAGAGATTGCTAATAAGGTAGAGGATTACGATATACAAGAAGGCTTAAATCTTTTACCAGTTCAGTATAAGAATCCAGACAGAGAACTTGCAGAACTTGCTTTTGCTGGGCTTGAAGAAAAAAGATTAAACTCAAACTGGCTTGGTAACGATATATACGAACAAAGACTAGAAGAAGAGTTATCAGTTATTCGTGATAAAAAATTTGCTCCATACTTTCTTGTTGTAAGAAACATGATTAACTGGGCAAAGAAAGAAGGAATCATGGTAGGTCCAGGTCGTGGATCTGCTGCTGGTTCGTTGCTCTGCTACACACTTGGTATTACGGACATAGATCCTATTGAGCATGGACTTTTGTTCTTCCGTTTTATTAACCCAGAGCGTAATGACTTTCCAGATATCGATACAGATATTCAGGATTCTCGTCGTGAAGAAGTTAAAGATTATTTAGTTAGACAGTATCGACACGTTGCTTCTATTGCAACATTTCTTTCTTTTAAAGATAAGGGTGTTGTTCGAGATGTTGCACGTGTATTGAATATTCCACTACCAGATGTAAACAAAGTTTTAAAGTTAGTAGATAGTTGGGATGATTTCTGTAGTTCAAAAACAACGGAATGGTTTAGAGATAAATATCCAGAGGTGGAGGTATATGGTGAACAATTACGTGGTCGTATTAGAGGTACTGGCATTCACGCTGCTGGCGTTGTCACTAGCAAAGATCCTATTTTTAAATACGCACCAATGGAGACACGTAATTCTCCTGGTAGCGATGACCGTATTCCTGTCGTTGCTGTGGATATGGAAGAGGCTGAAAAGATTGGTCTCATCAAAATCGATGCACTTGGACTTAAAACCTTAAGTGTATTAAAAGATACATTAAATATTATTGAAGAAAGAGAAGGTAAAAAGATAGACCTTCTTTCTATTGATATGGATGATAAAAATGTTTATCAAATGCTTTCAGATGGATATACCAAAGGCGTATTCCAGTGTGAAGCAACACCATACACCAACTTACTCATTAAAATGGGTGTAAAGAATTTGGCAGAACTTGCTGCATCAAATGCTCTGGTACGTCCAGGTGCAATGAATACAATTGGAAAAGATTATATTGAACGCAAGCATGGTCGTCAAAACATTGACTATAAACATCAGGTATTAAAAGAGTTTACAGAAGATACCTATGGTTGTATTTTATATCAAGAACAGGTTATGCAGGCATGCGTTGAACTTGGTGGTATGTCAATGTCAGAAGCAGATAAAGTTAGAAAGATTATTGGAAAGAAGAAAGATGCAAAAGAATTTAACGCCTTCCAAGATCGTTTCGTTACTGGTGCTAGTAAGTATATTAGTCCTAATAACGCTCTTGACCTATGGCATGATTTCGAAGCCCACGCAGGATATTCTTTTAACAAGTCACATGCAGTGGCCTACTCAACCCTCTCCTATTGGACAGCATGGTTGAAATATTACTATCCACTTGAGTTTATGTACTCAATACTAAAGAACGAAAAGGATAAAGATGCGAGGACTGAATATCTTATTGAAGCAAAGAGAATGGGGATCAGCATTAAACTACCTCATATTAATGATTCAGATATTGATTTTAAAATTGAGGGTAAGGGTATACGATTTGGTCTTTCTGGTATTAAGTACATATCAGATAAAATTGCTGAGAGGTATATCTCTGCTAGGCCTTTCAATTCGTATTCTGAACTTGAGGAGTTTACTTTTACTAAGGGAAACGGAGTTAACAGCCGTGCTCTTCAAGCATTACGTGTTGTCGGTGCAGCAACATTTAGTGACAACCCAAGAAATGACGAAGAGATTAAAGAAAACCTCTACGAATATTTAAACTTACCAGAATTTAATTTGACAGTTCCATCTCACTATCATGCATTTATTACACCTGTAGAAGATTATGAAGAAAAGGGATCTTTTATTATGATGGGCATGATAAAAGGAATTAAGAGAGCAAAGGGATGGTCAAGAGTTGAACTGCTAGATAAAACTGGTAGCACTGGTATTTTTGATGATGAGCAGACAACTATTGAAGCAGGCAAGACGTATATCTTACTTGCTAATGACAACAGGGTTGTTTCTGCAGTACCAATTGAAGAAATTAAAACATCTGACAATGCATTAATTAAGTTTTTAAATTATAGAATGTTGCCATATAAAGATGAAGAGATGTTCGTGGTATCATTTAAACCACGTGTTACAAAAACTGGCAAGAAGATGGCATCCCTCACAGTTGCGGATGCATCTAGAGACTTACATTCTGTTACTGTATTTCCTACCGCATTTGCTAAAGCATATATGAAAATACAAGAAGGAAATGTTTATAAGTTTGATTTTGGCAAGACAAAAGATGGAACGGTTATATTGGAGGATATAAATGCTTGATGATTTAGCAGAACAATTACACGAAACGGCAGTAGCAAAAGGTTTTTGGCCTAATGAAACTGATGATATTTTTATTGCAAAACAATGTATGATGATTGTATCAGAGGTCACAGAACTTATGGAAGCAATTCGTAAGGACAAGGGAGAAGAAGAGATTGCAATGGAAACTGCAGATATCTTTATTCGTACACTAGATCTATATGCTGGTCTTGTACAGGCAGGGTATACCACAGTCTCCCTTGACTATGCTTTACAGGAAAAGGCTAACATTAATAAAGATCGTCCACAGAAGCATGGGGTAAGATTCTAATGTCAGTAACAGTAGAAGAAGTACTAGCAAACTTAAATCCTAAGTTACGTAAAAATATTCTTGTAGGCGATGCTGTGCCTAAGACAGAGTTTGCTGCCACACCAAGTTTTGGACTAAATCGTGCTTTGGGTGGTGGCTTACCGTATGGAAGGCAGGTACTTATCTGGGGATCTAAATCATCTGCCAAGTCCTCACTCTGTCTACAAATGATTGCACAGGCCCAACAGGAGGATAAGATTTGTGCATGGATCGATGCAGAGATGTCTTATGATAAGACTTGGGCTGAAAGATTAGGCGTAGATACTACTAAACTGATTTATTCTCAAGCAAGAACAATTAATGAGATGGTAGATGTGGGTGTACAATTGATGGAGGCTGGGGTTGATATGATTGTCGTTGACTCAATTACATCTCTACTTCCAGCAATCTATTTTGAAAAGGATTCTGATGAACTCAAGCAACTGGAGAATACCAAGCAAATTGGAGCGGAATCTAGAGACTTTAGCAATGCATGGAAAATGCTTAACTATGCTAACAATAAAGTTAAGCCTACTTTGCTTGTCCTTATTAGCCAGTCTCGCAATAATATTAATGCTATGTATACTAGCCAGCAGCCTACTGGTGGTCAGGCTACTAAGTTTTATTCTTCTACGGTTATTAAATTATTTTCGTCAGAATCAGAAAACCAAGCATTGAAGGGAAAAATACATGTTGGTGACAAACTTATTGAAGAAAAGATTGGTCGCAAAGTTAGATGGGAATTACAGTTTTCGAAAACTTCTCCTGCTTTTCAGTCTGGTGAATATGATTTCTATTTTAGAGGTGATTCTATTGGGATTGACACTATCGGCGATCTTTGTGATACTGCTGAATCACTTGGCATAATCAATAGAACTGGAGCATGGTACCAGTTTGATGATGGAACAAAAGTTCAGGGTAGAGAAGGATTTATTAATCGTGTCAAAGAAGATTTAGATCTTCAGGAACAGATTAAAGGAAAGATCTCATAATGAAACCATATATTGTAAGAAATGTTTTATCAGAAGAACAAGTTGCTCTATTAAAATCATTTATTGAAAGAGAGCAGAATTCTCGTGAGACAGTATACCTAGATGATCCAGGATACCTAGAAGGACAAAATACTAAAACTGTAGTGCATAAATTTATGGGTCGTTTAGATGTTGAGCAATTAAATATACCAAAATCTATTATGCCTTCTATTCAAAAAATAGCAGATGACTTAGATGGCACTAATCATCATTCCATAAAGGCTCATGGAATTATGGCGGTAGAGTATTCTGGAAAATATGGTAGGCCAGTTTTAAGATCACACAAGGATGGCGGAGATTCATCCTTGATGATTAATTATCAACTAGAATCAAATACCAGTTGGGATTTATGTATAGATGATGAAATTTATACTTTAGGAGATAATGATGCGCTAGTAATGGATCCAGTAAGACAGTTGCACTCTAGGGTAGACAAAACTTTTGCAGAGGGTGAATTTCTTAAGATGGTATTTTTTAGATTTGGTTCAGGTGCTTAGTGGCATCCTATACAGTTTATTCTGGCAAGTTTGTATGCCACACATGCAAGATGGAAGTACCAACATTAAGACTCTATGCTGATACAAAAGAGGCAACTTGGATGTGCAAAGAAAAGCATTTGAGCAAAGTTTCTTTTGCAAAAAGAAAGAAAAAGGATTATGAGCGAACAGACGGAGAGTAAAAGAATTGGTGCCAAGCCACATAAAAACTCTGGCAGAAATACTAAAAAAGGTGATGCCACATGGCATAACTTTACTGTAGATTTTAAAGAATACCCAAAAGGATTTACAGTAAATAAAGATAATTGGGCCAAGGCCGTTACTGATGCGATTCGGAATGGTAATGATCCAGCAATTTTTGTGGTGCTGGGCGAGGGTAATGCAAAGGTAAGACTAGCAATTATAGAATTAGAGATGTTAGAACAACTGATTGATGCTGTATAATAGAGTAGTAACTAGGAGAAAAAATGAGATACGATATACCAAATGTAGTAGTAGATAATGTTTTTACAGAAGAAGAGATTGGTCAGATAAAGGAGTCCGTTGTTGCAAGCACTGGCTCCGCATTTGTGGCTCCACACTGTCAATTAAATAATTTTATACAACTCCCACAGAATATTGTAGATAAATTAACACATTATGCAATAGTTATCAGTGGCAATGAAAATATTGTTTTGACTGAATACTGTCATGCAATATACAAGAATACTGAAAAGGATGGGGTAAAGTTCCGTCCATCATTATTCCCACATTATGATGAAACTTTCAAAGAATCCAAATTCACGTTTGACTATCAACTAGATGGAAACGTTGACTGGAACATTGTCGTTGAGCATAGAGCACTACCTCTATTAAATAATCAGGCAGCAACATTTTCTGGTACACATCAAATTCATTGGAGAGAACCAAAAGAATTCTCCGATGACCAATATGTAGAAATGATATTCTGTCATTTCACAGATCCAACATTGCCACCAAAAGATGAGGCTACAAAGAAGTTTGTAGATGCAAAAGCAAAATTGTACAAGGATTGGTATTTTGCAAACGGAGGGTTCTCGAATGAGAAAACTGCATGATTACCTTACTGGATTTGACAAATACAATAAGCCCTTGCCATTCTATGTAGATAATCTTTTTTCTGTTGAGCAGGTAAATAGTTTAAGAAATCTAATTGAAGAAAATCGAAAGATTGAGCCATTTGTTATTGGGGATAGAATTGAAGATGGCTACATTCGAACATCTGATTTCAGAAGTCGGTATCAGCCAAAGATTGCAAGAAACATGTCTAGAATGTTAATTGAATTTGATATGCCTAAAGACTGTGAAGATACCTTGGACAGTATTGCAAAGCCTCTTTATAACGGAGACGTTGCATTATGCCACTACAACTATATTGATTATAATCGCAAGTGGGGTTACGGAGATAATAATCCATCCCTACCACCACATCTAGATGCAGATGAAAATTTAATTACAGTGAATTATTGCCTAGATTCAAATATTGAATGGGATCTTTATGTTGGCAATTGGAATGATACGAGCAACTTTACCAAGTATACGTTGACTCCTGGACAAACGATTGTCTTCAGTGCAGTTAATCAAATACATTGGAGACCAAAACGTAAATTTAAAAATGATGAATTTTGTGAAATTATTAGTATGGATTATTGCCCTACAGATAATTATAGATTTACTGGTGAAGATAATCCTATTGATCCAGAGAAATCACCACAAGAACGCAAAAAGTATTTAGATGAACTACAATCACGGCCAGATATGATGGCAGCATTTAAGTTATGGAATGACGAAGGCATGTTAGATGGAATAGATATGAGGTCAATGTAATGACAATTGAAGCACCAAGTAAGACCACCCTTGAGATGGTGAATGGACTTGCAGAAGTTGCAGAGTTTATGGAAGACGAAGAATTAACTACAGCCCTAACCTTTATTGCTAAGTTAATTATTAAACCAGATATCCCAATCAATACTGCTACAATTGAGATAGTAAGGTTACAGGCTATCGCAGCAAAAATGGCTTTTAAAGCAACATGGATGACTAATGTAGATAAAGGAGATAGAGCAAAAAAGAATATTTATTATACAGCAGCCGAATCAATTAATGATTTGGTTTCTGCTCTTAAATATATTACTCGATAATAAAAATGACAAAAAATCTATTAAAACAAGTAATGATTAAATCAGAACCTAAGAAAACAAGTTCCGATACAGACTTTACAGAAGGGCTAGTTGATGCAATCAATTCTGGCTATACTGCAAAACTTAAGCCACGTTTTCAAAAGAAGACAACCTTTGCTCCGTCAACACTAACTTATGGTGCTGGCGAATGTGCAAGGTATTGGTATTTAGCATTTGAGGGAGCAATCTTTCATGATAATGCAGATGCATATGGTGTAGCCAATAGAACAAGCGGAACACTCAGTCATGACAGAATTCAAGATGCTATTATGGATGCTGGTCTTTTAGATGAAACGATGGAGTTTGATCCAGAGCCAAGCAAATACAAGACACAGAAGCACCCTGCTCTTGAGTTTAGAATTAAATATCAAGATCCACCTATTTCTGGTTACGGGGATGCGATGTTGAACTATAATGGCAATACTATTCTTGGTGAAATTAAAACAATGCCAAACGAAGGCTTTGAATACAAGAAAGCAAGTAGAAAACCAAAAGATGGACACCTAATGCAACTTATTATGTATATGAAGATACTTAAAAAGGATTTGGGTGCTTTGATTTACGAGAATAAAAATAATCATGAACTAATGGTTATTCCTGTTCAAGTAAGTGATCATTACCGCAGGTGGGTAGACCAAGCGTTTGATTGGATGAGAACGGTTCGGAAGTCTTGGGAGAACAAAGAACTTCCACAAAAAACATATCGTGCAAACTCAAAGATTTGCAAGGTATGTCCGATTCAGAAGGCATGCGCTGAGGCCGAAACAGGGGTAGTTAAAATTAAACCTCTGGAGTTGTTAGGGAATGAAGCATTGTAACTGGTGTGATACTGAATTCTTTACAGCAATAACCTATCAGGTATATTGCTCAGATGAGTGTAGGGCTGCTGCTACAAAACAAAAAATAGCGCAGCGTTACCTCATTACAAGAAGACAAAAAAGAAAAGGCAAGGATCGTAAATGCAAGTCATGTGGGTCACCGCTATCTATATATAATGATGACCCACTATGCATTAAGTGTAGCGTTAATCCAAATGAAGTACTAAAGGCTTTAAAACAGATTAAGGGAAATAGCAAATGAAACAAATGCCATCCAAATTTGTATCTATTGATGCAAGTACTAATAGTCTTGCTTTTTGTCTTTTTGTTTTTGGCAAAATAGAATTAGTTGGAAAAATAAATTTTGATGGCAAAGATATCTATCAAAAATGTATTGATGCATCACAAAAGGTTCAGGCCTTTTTTAAAAATCCATTATTTGATAATACTGAGCATTTGATTATTGAGCATACGGTTTTTATGAATAGTCCTAAAACCGCTGCTGATCTTGCTTTAGTTCAAGGTGCAATTATTGGTTCTGCTGGAGTTGTTGGAATCAAGGGTATTGGTAAGGTATCTCCAATCACATGGCAAAATTACTTAGGAAATAAAAGATTAACCAAAGAGGAACAGTTGGTACTAAGACAACAGAACCCTGGAAAATCAGATTCTTGGTATAAAAGTTTTGAAAGAGATTATAGAAAAAAAAGAACTATTAAATTGATAGATGTTATTTATGATAAAACCATAGATGATTATGATGTAGCGGATGCGTGTGGCATAGGTCATTGGGCATTGAACAATTGGGAAAAGGCTCTTGCATGACTAATAGACAACCATTTAGTTTTCCAGAAGAAGACGAGCCAGTATTCTTAGTTGTAAAAACAAAAGCACCCACAAAATGGATTTTAATTGACAGGGAAACTGGCCAGGTATACGAGGGAAACAAAAATGGATATTGGGATAAATTAAAACAGATGGAACGAGTTGACAAAAAAGAAGATGAGTGCTAGACTATATACAAACGAAGCATGGCTTAAAAAACGTTTTATTGTGGATAAAAAAACTCCACAAGAAATTGCCAAAGAGTGTGGAGCAAGTGTAGAAACTATCTACGCATATTTGGCTAAATTCAAATTAAGAAAGAGCAGACGATGACAGATAAATTTAACATTACGGTAGATCAGGTTAACCACCCATTACATTATACTAGCGATCCATCTGGAGTTGAGTGTATTCAAATTACTAGACATCGCAATTTTAATATTGGTAATGCTTTTAAATATCTTTGGAGAGCAGGACTCAAAGATGATAAGAAACAAATTGAAGATTTACAGAAAGCAATCTTCTATATTAAGGATGAGATAGAAAGATTACAGAATGCCTGATATTTTTGATACCGATAGTGGTTCTGTCTACAGAGTAATAGCCTTCCCCTTTAAGAAAGACTTTCCCAAAATACAGGCACACCCATATCTACATGATCCCAAAATTAGATTAAATAAACATAAATATAGGTCAGATGATTTTACTACAGAGCATGCTGGACTTCATATTTTGTTTGCTGGATGCTCTAATACTTTTGGGGATGGTTTAGAAGAGCATGAGATTTGGGCAAAAAGACTTTATGACAAAATTCATCACAAAGAAAATACTTCTGGATTTTTTAATATAGGTGCACCTGGATTAGGCATTCTTGCTATTGTTTTTAATATTTATAAATATATTGAATCATTTGGCAAACCAAATGTAATCTTTATTAATTTCCCAGTATCAAGAAGATTCCTTTCATTTGATACAACAATACAAAAACATATTTATGTTAATATTCATGAGCCAGAAGAAATCTCAGAAGAACTCTGGCATACGATTCCATTAATAGAATATCAATATATTTTTATGCTAGAAAGATATTGTAAGTCAAATAATATTAATTTAATTTATGGCACATGGGCACCTCGTTCTAATTTTAATCATTATCAAGATTTAAACTGTTATGTCAATATTCTAGACGATGACATGGTTGCCAAATATGTAATAGAAAATCCAGATGATGAATATGCAATGAATGCTAGAGATGGCCATCATTATGGAAATGGATACCACACGGTATGGGCCGAAATAATGTATAATAGATATATGGAAAAGAGTTCAAAGTGACAGCAGAAGAAGATCTGGTCAAGCATTTAGATCAAGTCAATGATGTAGTTTCTGAGTACCTAAAGGGAAATGATCCAACACAAATTTCTAAAGACTTGGCTATTCCACGCACACGGGTAGTTGCGTACATTGATGAATGGAAGCAAATGGCTTCTGATAATGCTGTCATCAGAGCAAGAGCAAAAGAAGCATTGGTAGGTGCTGATGCACATTATAGTAAATTGATAACAAAATCATATGAAGTTATTGATGAAGCGTCTATGACTAATAATCTTGGAGCAAAAACCGCAGCCATTAAACTTGTTATGGATATCGAATCTAAGCGTATTGATATGCTACAAAAAGCAGGACTACTTGAAAATAAGGAACTTGCAGAAGAAATGGTTGAGATTGAAAGACGACAGGAAATCCTTGTTGGAATTCTAAAAGATATTGCATCTGAGTATCCAGAGGTTCGTGATGATATTATGCGTAGGTTATCTGCTATTGCAAAAGAAAATGAAGTGATTACGGTGGTTAATGGAGTTCAATGATTTTTTATTGGCACTTCAAGACGATCATTTTGAAGAAGTACCAGTAGATGTAAAAACATTTGTAGAGTCACCAGACTATCTTGCACAACCTGGATTATCAGATATTCAGTATGATATCGTGCAAGCAATGAGCCAGGTTTATAAAAAAGAAGATTTGATGTCCTTGCTTGGTGAAGAAGAAGGTGCACGTTATTATGATAAGTATACAAAAAATGAAATTATTCTACAACTAGGAAAAGGCTCTGGTAAGGATTTTACTTCTACAGTTGGTTGTGCTTATACTGTTTATAAGTTGCTCTGCCTTAAAGATCCAGCACGGTACTATGGAAAACCTTCTGGAGATGCCATCGATATTATTAACGTTGCTATTAACGCTCAACAGGCTAAGAACGTTTTCTTTAAAGGCTTTAAAACAAAGATTGAAAAATCTCCATGGTTTGCTGGTAAGTTTAATGCAAAGGCAGACTCTATTGAATTTGACAAATCTATTACAGTTTACTCAGGTCACTCAGAACGTGAATCACATGAGGGTTTGAACCTTATTATGGCAGTGCTTGATGAGATTTCTGGTTTTGCTCAGGAGATTGGAACGGGTAACGATCAAGGTAAGACTGCAGATAATATCTATAAAGCATTCCGTGCTTCTGTGGATTCTCGTTTTCCAGATTTGGGAAAGGTAGCCCTATTGTCATTTCCAAGATATCAGGGAGACTTTATTTCTGAAAGATATGATGCTGTAATTGCTGATAAAGAAACGATAACTAAGACACATAGATTTATTATTAATCCACTTTTGCCAGAAGATGATCCAGAGAATTGGTTTGAAATTTCATGGGATGAAGATCACATCAAATCATACAGATATCCTGGTGTGTTTGCTCTTAAGAGACCAACATGGGAAGTCAACCCCACAAGAAAAGTTGATGATTTTAAAATCGCATTCTTAACTGACATGGGTGATGCAATGCAACGTTTTGCTTGCGTACCAACTTTTGCTTCTGACGCATTCTTCAAACAGGCAGACAAAGTTAGAGCATGTATGACAGCACGAAATCCATTAGATCAATTTAGAAGATTTGAAGAAACATTTGTTCCAGATCCAAATAAAATTTATTATGTACATGCTGACCTTGCACAAAAGCATGACAAGTGTGCGGTTGCTATTGCACACGTGGAAAAGTGGGTAAATGTGCAGGTATTAAAAGATTACCAGCAGGTATCTCCAATAGTAATTGTAGATGCCGTAGCATGGTGGGAACCAAAGGTAGAAGGTCCAGTGAATCTTTCAGAGGTAAAACAATGGATACAAAACCTTCGAAGACTTGGTTTTAATATTGGATTGGTATCGTTTGACCGTTGGCAATCGTTCGATATTCAAAATGAACTCCAATCCGTAGGAATGAGAACTGATACTGTTTCTGTTGCTAAGAAACATTATGAGGATATGGCCATGCTAGTTTACGAAGAGCGACTAGTTATGCCAGCAATTGAACTATTGTTCAATGAGTTAACAGAACTCAAAATCATGAAAAATGATAAAGTTGATCACCCCCGTAAAAAATCTAAGGATTTGGCAGATGCTGTCTGTGGTGCTATTTTTGGAGCAATCTCCTATACCCCAAAATATCAAGATGTGGTTGTAGAGATTCACACCTTCAAAGATAGACCCAAAGTTGACAAGCAGCCAGATGGTGTGATACAATTTAAACCTACTCGTAAAGATTCAGACATCGATAATGATGATGATTTTATGGATAGATTAAAAACAATATAAATATAAATATAAGGAGAAATGAATGAATTCATTTAAGAAAATCGCCCTAGCCGTGGTTGCAGCCATGACTACCGCAACAATCGTGGCAACGCCTGCAAGTGCTGCCGTAATGACAGTCGCTGTATCACTTGACGGAACTGCTAATACAACAGCATCCGCACTTGCTACGCCTGCATCATTGCCAGTCCCAGCAGATAACACAGTTGATGCTGCTGATGCACTAAAGTTTGTTGCAACAGTTGATACAGGAACAAACGTTTCTGTTGTAGCAACAAATGCAACAATCGTATCAGCACTACACACATCTGCTGCACCAGTATCTGCATCTTCAGGATCATCATCTTTGACGATTGCAACTGGAACAGGAACAACCGCAACATTTTATGTCTATACAAAGACAACAGCAATTGGTACAGTTGCTATCACAAATGGCGGAACAACACTAACATATTATGTACAGGGAACTGCTGGTAAGATTAATACCATTGCACTTTCATCTGCTGATGCTGGAACAACCTCAAGCGTTGTAACTGCAACAGTAACCGCAACAGACGTATTTGGTAACAAGGTATCAGGTAAGGGTCTAACAGCACTTGTTGTTGGTGGAACTCTTGATACAACAACCGCTACAACTGGCGCAACTTTGTCTAACTTTGGTCAGGCAGAATTTAAGGTAACACTTCCAGCAACTGGTTCTTCAACCATTGTTGTTTCTGTTACAAATTCATCTGATGTTGCAACTGCAGTAGCAGGATTCAACACAGTTACTTCAAGCGTAGTTAAGACAATCACAGTTCGTGATCTTTTGTCTGAACTTGCAGCACAAAAGGCTATCGCAGATGCAGCAGTTGCTGCTAAGGCTGTAGCAGATGCTGCTCTTGCAAATGAAGTTGCTGCACATGCTGCAACAAAGGCTTCATCTACAAAGGCACTTGCAGATGCAAAGGCTGCTTCAGATTCAGCAACAGCAGTTGCAATTGCTGCTAAGGATGCTGAAATTGCAAAATTGAAGGCAGACAATGCTGCTGCTCTTGCTGCAATTAAGAAGGCATTCAACGATCTTGCTAAGAAGTGGAATGCAAAGAATCCAAAGGCAAAGGTTACACTAGTTAAGTAATTAACTTATAAATTAGAGGGTCAGTTATATACTGGCCCTCTTTTTTTGCAATAAAATGGTATAATCATCCTATCAGACATTCGTCTGCAAGGGGGAAGGCAAATAAAACGATTAATACGCATAGCAACAGCCACCATATTAGCCTTTGGATGGCTTTTAATAGCCCCTACAGACGCTAATTCAGACGACCCTATATCAGTTGCTGCACAAGAAATAACAAAACTTAATAACAGCGTTGATGACTTAAACTATCAGACTGATTTTGTAAACCTAATAGATATAGCAGAAAATAAATATGATGCTGCCGTATCAGCACGAGACTCAAGAGATGCAGCAAACCAAGCCTATGAAGATGCAGTAAATGCTCAAGCGGTTGCACTTGAAGAAAAGACTTTGGCACAATCTGCAGTTGATGGTCAAACTTCAACGGTAGCAACAGCACTATCTGCAAAGAATGCTGCTCAAGATACCCTAGATCTAGCAAACATTAATGTTCAAACAACCCAAGCAAATATGCAATCTGCTAGTGGTCAAGGACTTCAATACACAGTTTATAACCTTGCTAGGGTTTGGCCAAGCATAGCAGTACCAGATTCTGTTATTTGTTCTGGTACCTGGAATTCAAATTCTATGTACCTGCCAGTCTGTGGTAATAGATATGAAAATATAGTAGTTAAGTTTACTGGAAAGATTACAGTTCCATCTCATTGGACTTCAACTTATTTTGCAGGGTATACAGACGATGGTTTTAAAATGTATGTCAATGGTCAATTAGCAATTGATAACTGGGTAGAACAGGGAGCAAGATGGAGTGCTTATTCACCAGTATATGATGTTAGCCAAAATAAAACATTAGATGTAGAAATTTGGTGGTATAACGGTGGTGGTCCAGGATCTTATTATCTTGGATGGGCTATTCCTGGAGGATGGACTGGAGCAGGATGTGACTATACTGGTGGTTGGGGTGTAGGTTTTAGTTGCAATTTAAATACTTTTTCTTCTGGTTCTGGACCAACACAGGCACAGACTAATGCATATAATCAAGCAGTAGAAGATCAAGCAACAGCACAAACAAATTATAATAATAAAGTTACTGCATATAATAGTGCCAATTCTACACTAACAACATATAATCAAACTTTACAGGAAAAAATAACAGCATATAATACTTCTGTTACAAATACAGAAAATGCATTATCTAATAAGAATACTGCTAATGATAATTACAATCAAGCAATAATAGATATGAATAATGCTATAGAAGATGCATGGGAATATTATAATAAACAAAAAGAAAGAGAAATTCAAATTGCAATTGCACAAGCAGCAGCCAATGCAGCAGCAAATCAGCCTACTCCAGAACCAACAATTATCGTAGATCCAACACCTGAACCTACTCCAGAAGTTTCTCCAGAACCTACCCCAGAACCTACACCTGAAGTTACCCCAGATCCAGAACCAACAATTGATCCTACCCCAGAGCCAACTCCAGAGCCAACGGTAGAACCTACAACAGAGCCTATAATAGATCCAACTCCAGAGCCTACACCTGGCCCAGAACCAACAGTAGAGCCAACTACCGAACCAACCACTAATCCTGAAATAAAAGATGAAGAATTGGCAGCACTTATTCCAGAAAAGGGTACTGGAACAACAGAAGATTTATCTGGAGTTATTGCAAACCTTACAAGCAAAGATAATAAATTAGTTAAACTTTCTGCCGAACAAATAGCAGCAGTTAGCCAAACACTGCAAACCTTAACTCAAGAGGCAAAGGCTGAGGTTGCAAAAGATCTTGGTATTAAAACATCAGAAATTGGACAAATTGCAAATCAAATGAAATCTAATCCAGCACTTGCAGAAGCATTTGTTGAGTTTTCAGCAAGAGCAAGTGATGCTGGAGATACCCCAATGCCATTTACATTGGCAGACGCTGTTACAGAGGTACAAGCAGAAGCATTTTTAGAAGATCCACTTGGTGCATTATTTAATGTAGACCCACTAGAACTCCTATCTAATTTCTCTGAGTTAGGTATGGATATGACAGACGATCAGAGAGAAAAAGCACAAGAGGTAATAATCCCAGTAGTCATTGTATCTCAAATTGCAAGTACGATTATTGGTATGAGGAGGTAAATATGAAAATGATTAAGAAAGTTATAAAGGGATTCATGACATGGCTAAAAGATGCAGGTGTAGAAATAATTGCTCAAGCATTTACTCTCCTTGGATTTTTTATTGCTTGGCTAACCCTTACAGGATCAGCAAGAGATATTGTTGGTATAGCAATTCTTATTACTACAGTGGTTTGGTTAATATCCATTCCATTGAGAAAGGAGGACTAGAATGAAAGGTGTAAAAAATATTTGGAATATTATTATGCGTATCGTGGCAGTCTTTGCTGCTAATGGCCTTGCAGTCATTGGTGCTGGTGCTATTGCTGGTATCTCTACAATTAAGGCAGTTACCGTTGCTGGTTTGACAGCAGTTGCAGCAGTAGTTGAAAAGTTGGCTCGTGCATTTATGGACGATGGCAAACTAACTATCGATGAGATTAATTCAGCATTCTCTACTGTAGACAAAAATGCAATTACCGTAGAAGACATGGTGGTTGAAGAGCGTAGATCACGATCAAAAAAGGGTTAATTAATCATTAATAGTGGTAATTGACACCCCCCTTAAGGGCTGGTATACTATATGTATGCCCCATCCTTAATGGGGGGTTTACTACTACCTAAAGAGGATAAAATGGCAAGGCATCGATCAGAAATTTTTAGGCTGTCTGAAGAATATAGCCTTAAGTCTTTAGAATATGATGCTATCGCTTCAACCTTTGCCAATGATACAGACCAAAATTCAGACTGGAACGACTATGCCTACCATGAGGTAGACCCATTTTTAAAGATAGCAAAAAAATATTACAAACAAATCAGCGAGGTAGAGCCAATTGATCGCTATGATGAGATTGCAAAAAAGGTTATCTTGTTTGATATTAATGATTACATAGAAGATGCTGATGACAATTGGAACTATGTAAACTTCGGCTCAGTTTTTTCAGAGCCACAATCCATGTTTGAAGTTTTTGAGGTCATGCCTAAAGAAACAAGGAAAGATGTTTTAAATATTATTAAGCGTATGGAAAAAATTCCAACGGCACTTACACAATGGGTCTCATCACTGAAAGACGTATCAGCATTGGGTCAGCCTGGAATTAAGTTACGTGTTGAATATTTGATTGATATTTTAAATAATTATGCAGAAGGTTTGTTTGTTAAAATTGCCAAAGATATTGATGATGCTGACAAAAGACTTTTAAAGGCTGCAAAGGAAGCGCAGATCGCATGTGAGCAAGTCTCTACTTGGTTAGAACTTAAATACCTTCCTACCTGTTTAGATAAGTTTGCTGTGGGTGAAGAAAGATACATAAAACTAGTAAAGTCTCAAACTGGTTTAATGATTAATCCTAAAAAGGTATATGCTTCTGGCTTCAAAGATTTAGAAAATATTCATAAGCAGATGTGGGATGTTGCCAAAAAAATTAAACCAGATGCCAAGTCCTTGACAGAGGTTGCAAATTTTTTAAATAATAGTCCAGACTACACCATCGAGGGCAAAGATAATTTTAAAAAGTTTTTAGATAAAATAACTAAGCAAGCAATTGCGGATCTAAGTGGTGAGTATTTTACAATTCCTGCTGTTATTCGTAAATGTGAAGTGATCATGGATGAAGATACTATTGATGAATCTCCATATTACAAAGGACCTTCAGATGATTTAGAGAGACCAGGAAGAACATATTATCCAACATTGGGACGTACAAAGTTTACAACATGGGAAAATTATTCGACATGGTTCCATGAGTCAGTGCCTGGCCATCATATGCAAATTGCAACTGCAACATACAACAAAGAAACACTGACAAGATATCAAAGAGAAGATGCTTGGAATTCTGGGTATGGTGAAGGATGGGCTTTATATGCAGAAACACTAATGGATGAACTTGGCTATTTTGAAGATCCTGGATATAAAATGGGATACTTACTTTGCCAAGCAATGAGAGCAGCAAGGTTAGTTGTTGATATTGGGTTGCACTTAGAATATGAAAGTCCATATGGTGAAACATGGACACCAGACTTGGCTGTAAAATTTATGGAAGAGCAAGCATTATTAACACATGACTATGCTGTTAATGAAGTTAAAAGATATATTTCTTGGGCAGGACAAGCAATCACCTATAAACTTGGTGAGCGTATTTGGCTCGAAGCCAGAGAAAAATCAAAAACTAAATTAGGTGACAATTTTAATCTCAAAAAATGGCATATGTACGCATTGAAATTAGGTCCTATGGGGCTAGATATGCTCAAAAAAGAACTTGACAAGTGGAACGGTAAGTAGTAGAATTAATAGTATGAATCACACACATGAAGAAGATTTATCTCCAGAGGAAACAGAGTTTGGTATTTGGCTTTCTAATGGTATTGATCGTGGTTGGGTAACACCCCCATATTGCAATACCCACGATGGCGGATACGAATATATGGGTGAGGAAGAGTTAGAAGAATGGGAAGCAGGAGGCGACCCATGTTGTCATGTCATCAGATTGATGATATCGTAAGAGCAAAAGGAATAAAATGAAAAAAATCATAGCACTAGTAGCAATACTATTTTCAGTTGTAGTACCAGTTCAAGCACAGGCAGATACTAAGTCTCTTGTCATTATTGATTCTTATTTTCAGTCTAATGTTGCACTGAATCCAATTACACCATCTGGAACATCTTGTCCACAAACTGCACCTATTTCTGGTGCGTTGGCATCAAGCCCATACAATCATGGTACAGCAATGTACGCTGTTGCAAAATTGCAAAATCCAGCATTAAATATTATTGCAATTTGTGGAGCAAATGCAAAAACAGAAATGACTCCAGCACAATTTATCTCGTCTTTGCAGTGGGTTGAAAAGAATGCATCTATGGTAAAGGCTGTCTCATTTTCAAGATATTTTAATCATGCAACTAAACCATGTATGCCAATTGCATCTGCACCATGGACACCAGATACAGCAGATAAAGAAATTAAGAGAATTATTACAGTGTTAAAGCAAAAAGGTATTTTGGTTTTTGCATCTACTGGCAATGACAAGGCTAAGCCAGTAAACTATCCAGCATGCATTGTAGATACTGCTTCAGTAGTACATGCCAATGAAGTTGGAAGTGCACTTGGACAGTTTAATGCTGATACAGATTACTTTGTAAAAATCTCTGATGATGGATCTAAGTTTAGTTATTCAACTACTATTGGCTTAGTAGCACATACATCTTCATCTGCCACTGCAGCACTTGCAGCAATGTGGTCATCTGATGCAGTTACATCTAAAATTGTAAAAGCAGCAGCATAAAAGGTTTTGGTCTGTAGTTCAGTTGGTAGAACACTCGACTGTTAATCGAGATGTCGCAGGATCGAGACCTGCCAGACCAGCATAGCGTATGTTTGTCCCTGTAACACGAAAGTGTCGGTCACACATCATCACATGCAGTGCACTGCCTCTGTGCCTAAGTCTAACTAGGACGCAACAACAAAGTTAGACACTGCGAATGTTGCATAATGGTAGTGCCTCTGCCTTCCAAGCAGAAGGTGGGAGTTCGATTCTCCCTATTCGCTCTGAGGTCCCGTAGTTCAGTTGGTTAGAACGCTTCCCTGTCACGGAAGAGGTCGACGGTTCAAGTCCGTTCGGGATCGCTTAGGCCCTATCGTCTAGTGGTTAGGACATCAGATTTTCAATCTGGAAACGAGAGTTCAATTCTCTCTAGGGCTACGCCTCCTTAACTCAGGGGTAGAGTACTCGCCTTGTAAGCGAGTTGTCGTAGGTTCAAATCCTACAGGAGGCTCTGATGAATGTGTTGGTATAATGAGTTGTCGAAAGGTTTTGTAATGCAAGGACCAGAAATCCTAACAGATCAAAAATATAATTTTCATATTTGGCAAGAAACATGGGACCCAGTTTTTTCTGATATTAGTGAAAAATCCAGGGTAAATATAAATTGGATTACATATTCTAAAGTCATGCAGAGTGAATATAAAGACTCAATAATCAAGCCAATCAACAACTATGTAAGGAATTTATACCCAGCACCAAAACTTGTATCGATTGAAAACAATACAGTTAGACTTAGGCAGGGAAATCATGCTGAATTCTTTTTGCTAGTAAGACAACACACTAGGGCATTTTTTAATTTAGATCGTCCATGGATAAGGCAATACTATCAAACCAAAGAAACCTTTGATTTGACAGATGATTGTTTTAATTCTTTTTATAAGTTTTATGTTCCGTGGTTTATAGATGAAAACATCAATGTGAGGTTTGAAAAACCAGACGCTGCCTCACCATTCTATATTAATCCAACAGAATATAGTTATACAAAAACCACTGGCGATGAAAAATATATTGAGCCAGCATTTGTTACATTTGCCTTTAAAAAAGTTGGACCCCATATGATCAATGAGAATTTTGGCAAAATTAAAAGACAACAGCCAATGTTTGATATGGTTTTTGAGGCAGATGATATAATTGTTAATAGAGTAAAGGAGTTCTATGAACATCATTCGGTTTTATCCGTTTAGCGAAAGAACAACATTTTTCGCACCAGAACCAACACCAGCAATCAAAAATACACCAGACTGGTATAAGAGACAGCCAGCATCTGTAAGGGATGACGAGTTCCTTCCAAAGGGAGAATTATCATCAACTATTAAACGTTGTATGCCAATTTTTGATGCTATGACAGCAGGGTATGTCATTCCGTTTCCATGCGATGTTTATATTGATGCAACAAACCCAGCAAAGATTGAGTTCTCAGTTCCGTTGACGATGAAGCAATTTGTTAATGATATGTTTGCTGTACATGCTCCAGAACAATACGATCATTATCCAATCGATACTAATAAGTATCACAAACAATTGTTTAGAGTTATGCCATTCTGGGCAGTTAAAACACCAGAAGGTTATAGCACACTTTTCATGCATCCCTTGCACAAAGATCACTTACCTTTCTTAGCAATACAGGGATTCATTGACACAGATAAGTTTATTACAGATGGTCACCTATCTATTCTTATTGAAAAAGATTTTAAGGGTGTAATTAAACAAGGAACACCTCTTGTTCAAGTCATCCCATTTAAACGTGAAGATTGGAAGATGGAGTTAGTTCCAACTTCTGAATCATCAGCAGAATTAACAAAACAAAGATTTAAACTTAGAAGTAATTTTGTTCACTCTTATAAAAATAAATATAGAGCAAAGAAAGAATTTAAGTGACAGATCCTAACATTATTAAATTTACACCAGCCTTTACTGGTTATGAGCATAGACTTACGCCACCAGAGCCAGCGGTAAAGAATGTGCCTGAATGGTACAGAAGTCTTGCAAAGTTTGATAAGTCAAATGATGATATTACTCTTGGTGTAAAAAATAATATTGGTGCAGACGGAGCAATGGTTGCTACTAAAATGTGTATGCCATTCTTTGATGCCATGACTGGTGGATATCACTATGTCCTAGAAGATGATGTTCACGTAGATCAAACCAAGCACGGTAAGCCAATTGTGTCTTGGAATGGTGAAGTAATGATGGTTGATAAAAGACCAACGATTGAATTACCAGTGCCAGATGGGTGTCATCCAATCCATTACGGATGGAGAATGAACTGGTATTATGAAACACCACCTGGATACTCTGTTCTTATTACCCACCCAATGAATAGACACGACCTTCCATTCTATACAATGTCTGGCGTTGTTGAGGCTGATATTTGGGGACTACCAGTATTTACCGCATTCTTTTTAAAGAAAAATTTCATTGGAACAATTCCAAAGGGAACACCAATATTTCAAATGATACCATTTAAACGAGAAAACTGGGAAATGGAATTAGCAGAAAAAGATTCAGATTTAGAAAGACATGAGTTTATGGCAGAGAATCGAAGATCCAGACTATATGGTTATTATAAAGAAACTGCTTGGAGACGTAAGATTTATGGTATCAAAAATGCATTGATGAAAGAAGTCAAGCATGACGATGAATAATGTAGACATAAATATTTTTATTTATTCTTATAAGGGTAAACATCTTAAAGATGTTATTCAACAGATTATAGATAATTCAAGTAAGAAACATTCAATTGGTATAGGTATATATGATCAACATCCACTAGATAGAAAAGATACCTTTGAAAAAATGGGTGTTGGATATAAGCACCTATTCTGGGATTGGATTACAAATCATTCAGCCCTAAGAGCATCAAATGCAATGTGGTCCAAATCAAAATATTTTATGTTGTTGTCGGACAATGTTATGTTGTCTAAGGATTGGGATGTAAAACTAATTGAGGCGTGTAAGCCAAATCAGATAATTTCTGGTAATCACCAAGTTGCTATATCCGCAAAGAATGTATTCTATATACAAAAAGAAAAAATTGAAACTTCTGAAATTGTTCAAACAGATTTTATTGATAGGGATCTAATATTTGGTGATAAGAAAACAATGTCTAATCTTAACTATCCAAGTTATATAAAATATAATGGTGTGGAAGAAGTCCTATCCCTAGATTTATTTACAAGGGGTATTCCAGTTTTTGCAATGCCCACAGATTTTTATACTCTTGCTGGTAAGCCAACTATGGAAACACTGTACGTACCATTTTCAATAAATCATAATTACAATGAAGCAATCACAATGCTAAGGACTGGTATTAATTGCTGTGGATCAATTCTTGGCAGGGACTTAACGGTAGATGATTTCTGCACAAGACACAACTTTGATTTCAAAAGTTTAGAACCACTACCATTTGAAACTAATGATGTTCAATATGATCCAGAAAAATTAAATTTTAATCAAATTGATGCTAGAAGATATACTGCTACCACCAAAGCAGTTCACTAGTGGTATAATAATAAGAGGAGAAAAAATGATCGAAGTAGCAAATCCAGAAAACTATTTAGAGGCACACGGACCAGAAACCTATGGCCATAGAATTCATGTTATAGAAAATTACATTACACCAGAAGATGCAGATCTCTTAGTTAGAGAAATGCAAAATCCTTCTGAGGTTAATGATTATCCAGATTATTATAAGAAAAGATTTGGAGGAACTTCTCTTCCTTATAACAAGCAAGTTATGGAAGTACTTGTTAAGTATGGACAGAAAGCAAACGAAGACCACAGAAGACTCAATGGGTATATGCATGATATATATGTATTCAAAGGGTTTGGATCTTGGTGGGCAGAAGGTAAAAAGGGAGACCTACACATTGATGCACAAGGCCCAGAACCATGGATTGAGTGGAGTACCGTTATGTATCTTAACGATGATTTTGAAGGTGGAAGAATTTATTTTCCAAACCAAAATGTTGTTTATGCTCCTAAGAAATATTCGGCGGTATTTTTCCCAAGTGCTGGAACAGAATATGTACATGGTATTACAACGGTAACTAAGGGCAATAGATATACGGCACTGTATATGCATACTAGTTTGCCACAAAATGCAGATCCAGAGTTCCTATTCCCAGGCCAAAGACCAAAGTGGCTTGCAAGAGAATATGGACTTAACCATGTTTGATTATGAAGTTTTAGATCTTGGTTTAGTTTATTATACAAATGTAATTAAAGAACCACAAAAGATTATTGATGCTGTTGAAGAACTTGAGAATAGATGGCTTACTGATAAGCCTGGACCAAATCAAACATCCGTAAAGCCATGGGTTCCTTGGACATATGGCGAGGGTGAAAGCATGCTGACGTTTAACATGCAGAAGTTTATTCCACAAGTCAAAGACATTCCAGCAAATGATATATATGGTGAAGAACAAAAGTTTATTTCTTCAGAACTATTTGGTGCATTAGATATAACGCTTGATCACTATACAAAAGACTTATATCCATTTGCAGAAAAGAACATTAAGTCTAGAGAACATACAATGCATTTATTGAAGTATGAAAAAACTGGACACCTTCCTGCTCATCAAGATCAAGGAATTAGTACAAGAGTTTTATCTGTATTGCTTTATCTCAATGATGACTATGAGGGCGGAGAGATAGAGTTTAGACATTCAGACCTTGTAATTAAACCAGATCCAGGAAGCGTTTTGTTCTTCCCATCTAACTTTTTGTATGTTCATGAAGTTCATCCAGTTACAAAAGGTCCAAGATATGCGTTACCAAATTGGTATCACAATGTTCCCCTTTCTGCTAAAAGAGATTCCACTGGACAAGAATAATGAAAATATTTGGATTCAATGAGACATCTCACGATGCTGCACTTGCTGTAATTAAAAATAGTTCTATTTTATTTGCTGGACACGCAGAAAGATATAGCAAGATTAAAAATGATTGGTATACCAATAATGAGTTATGGAAAGATGCAGAGCGATACGGAGGAACTCCAGATGAAATTGCATACTATGAAAAGCCTGGACTTAAAAAGTTAAGATTGGTTTTACGTGGTGGTGCTGCAGATTGGAAGCCAAAACATAAGTTTGATATATCATTTAAGCATCACTACACCCATGCTTGTGCAGGATATTATACAAGTCCATTTGACAAAGCAGCAATTGTTGTTTTAGATGCTATTGGAGAATTTTCTACGTCTACTGTTTGGGTAGGAGATGGAGAGGATATCAAACTTGTTAAAGAAATAAAATATCCATTAAGTTTCGGTTTATTCTATTCTGCATTTACACAACTGATAGGTTTAATGCCAAATCAAGAAGAATATATTCTAATGGGTATGGCAGGGTATGGAAATCCAGACACATATTACAAAGAGGTTTGGTCCTACTTCCCTGATATTAAAACACAAAAATATAATTACCATCAAGGAATTAAAGATTGGCCATACCACATCTTGACTGATCAAGATAAGTTTGATATTGCTGCTTCAGTTCAAAAGGTGTATGAAGAAAGATTGTGGGAGTTTATGATAATGGTTCGAGGAGAACTATTACCAGAATATAAGAATTTGGTTTTTATGGGTGGTTGTGCATTAAATGCTTCAGCCAATACAATGCTTTGGGATATTTTTGATGACGTTTGGATCATGCCAAATCCTGGAGATGCTGGTAGTTCTTTGGGTGCTGCCCTTGCTCTTCGTGCAAAACATGTAAAATGGGAAGGACCATATCTTGGATATAATATTCCAGGAAAGTATCCAGTTGATGCTATCTTTAATGAGATTATGACAAATCAAATTGCTGCAGTAGCAAGCGGTAGAGCAGAGTTTGGTCCAAGGGCATTAGGAAATAGAAGTATCCTTGCTGATCCAAGAGATCCAAATATTAAAGACAAGGTAAATCTTATTAAGAAGCGTGAATTGTTTAGACCTTTTGCCCCCGTAATAATGGCAGAACACGCCTCAGAATGGTTTGACATGAAGTATGAATCCCCATATATGCAATATACCCCAAGATGTTTAAAGCCAGATTTAATACCTTCTGTGGTGCATATTGATGGCACATCTAGGGTTCAGACAGTAACTAAAGAACAGCATCCTGGATTGTATGCTGTTTTAGAAAAATTTTATAAGGCAACTGGTGTTCCTATATTATTAAATACCAGTTTAAATATTAAAGGCCAACCACTACTAAATGATGAGAGTGATATAATAGAGTGGGAAAAGACCTATAATACAAAAATTATCAGGTAACACTAGGAGGAAAAATGGCAGAAAAAGGTACAAGAGCACTTCTACTTGAAGTGATTCAAAAAGAAGTTGGAACCGTAGAAGGTCCAAAAGATAATGAAACAAAATATGGTGCATACACAAAGGCAAATTTCTTGCCATGGTGTGGATCGTTTGTTAACTGGTCCGCTAATCAGGCTGGTGTAAAAGTTCCAAATACAGTTTATACACCTGCTGGTGTAGCAGCATTTAAAAAGATGAACAAGTGGGTTCCTGTTAAAGGTAACAAACCACAGCCAGGTTGGGTAGTTTATTTTGACTTCCCTGGTGGTCGTGACATTGACCATGTTGGTTGGGTATTGAAAGATAATGGTGATGGAACTGCTTGGTGTATTGAAGGAAATACATCCGCTGATGGAAAGAAGGGTAGTCAGTCAAATGGTGGTGAGTGTGCAAAGAAACTTCGTGCATACGGTCCTAACAAGAAAGGTCTTCAAGTATTCATTGCAGGATACGGAGTAGTTGATTATCCAGATGCAGATGCACCAATGCCTTTAGAAGACAAGAAGGTTGCACTTGCTGAAGTTGCTAAATCACAAGGTGTCGAAGTTCCAGAAGTAAAATTATTTAAACCATTTAAGCAAGGATCGAAGGGATCTTCAGTTAAGGTTGTTCAAGTAGCACTTGGTGTTAAGCCAGCAGAAGGTGTGTTTGGACCAATTACCGATAAAGCGGTAAGGGCTTTTCAGAAAAAAGAAGGTCTTCCAGTAAATGGTATTGTAGATGAAGAAACATACAGAAGAATTAAGGGAGTAAAGTAATGGATACACCAAAAAAGAGTCTACTTAAAACAGTTACTTGGCAACTGGTTCACATGACAATGGTTGCAGGAACAATTTTTCTTTTAACAGGAGAATGGGAAATTGCTGGTATTGCTGCTCTGGCGGAATTATTTTGGGAATCTGCTTTGTACTTTGTGCATGAAAGACTTTGGACAAAATTTGGGAATAAGGTAAAATAATGCGTATTAAGATTATTAAGTTTGTTGTTAAACTACTTGGCTATGAATGGTCTGGAGATAATTTAAATTTACCAATATGGTACGTTAAAGCAAAGAAGAAAAAGTAATGCCATCATACGAATATGATTGCATGGCTTGTGCCCAAAGATATATCAAAGTTAGGGCTATGACTGAAGATGATCCAGGATATTTGTGTGAAACTTGCCAAAAACCACTAGTTCGTGTATACTCTAATGTAGGAGCGGTTTTTAACGGCTCTGGCTTTTATTCCACTGATAATCGAAAGGTATAATATGAGTATGACGGCAACACACCCTTCCGTATCTAAAAGGGAGTGGGTACTAGATGCAAATGATAGATGTGACAGATGTTCTGCACAGGCCTATGTTAAGGTAACTGGAGTATCTGGAGATCTACTTTTTTGTGCACATCATTATAACGGTATTATGTCTACTCCAGAGGGGTACGATAAAATGATGCAATTTATGTATGAAATATTAGATGAACGTGAACGTTTATCAGAGAACAAACTTGAGGACGAAACAGAAGAATGATTATTCAAATAATTGGATTGCCAGGTTCTGGCAAAACAGAACTTGCGAAGGCATTAAAAGAACGTATTAACGCTATTCATCTTAATGCAGATGAGGTTCGTGCAACAGTGAATTCAGATCTTGGCTTTACGCCAGAGGATCGTTTAGAACAGGCACGACGCATGGGAGAGATGGCACGTCTTATTTCAAAGCAAGGTGTTGCTCCAGTTATTGTTGACTTTGTATGCCCAACAGATTTAACTCGTGCAGCATTTGGTAAGCCAGATATTCTTATTTGGATGAGAACAATCAAGGAAAGTCGTTTTGAAGATACAAATAAAATGTTTGAAGAGCCAACTCAATATGACATCTCGTTTCCAAGCCACATTCTTGATGCAGATGATAAAGCATCCGTAATAATTAAAGAATTTGGCTTGCATGATTGGTCTGCACCAACAACACTTATGCTTGGGCGATATCAACCATGGCATGAGGGTCATCACGCTCTATATGTAGAAGCAGGTAAGAGAACTGATCAGGTACTTCTGGGAGTGCGTAATACATATAAAACAAGCGAAAAAGATCCATTAAAGTTTGATGAAGTAAAAGATTATATTGCTAAAGATTCATTTATGGATGGATCAATGGTTCTTAGATTACCTAACATTACTAATATTGTTTATGGTCGTGACGTTGGATATAAAATAGAACAAGTTAAACTTGGTGATGAAATTGAATCCATTAGTGCCACACAAAAGCGAAAAGAGTTAGGTATCTAAAATGTACAAGAGGGACGAAGAATTTAGCATAACAATGCACAAACAATTTGACGTTTCTCAATTGCGGTCTATTGTTGAAAAATTTAATTCAGAATGGCAAATTAATACAAGCAGGCAGCGCAGCGAATATACACACAGATTTACAGAGTCATTTTTTTTATATACTCACCCTTTGGGGTGGGGTATTAATACGCCATACCAAGGTCAACAATTATGTTTTGATGACAACATTATGAGTCTTGTTGATCCAATTGTAAGGGATTTAGAGATATTACATGATGGTAAAGTTGGACAATGCCTTCTAATTAAACTAAAAGGATTTGGAGACATTCATCCACATAGTGATAGTGGTGACTACCTTATGCATTCTCGCAGACACCATATACCAATCATAACAAATCAGAATGTCTTTTTTACTGTAGATGAAAAAACAGTTACAATGAAAGAAGGAGAATGTTGGGAAATAAATAATGCTAAGATTCACTCTGTGGTTAACAAGAGTCCGTTGCATCGCATTCATTTATTGGTAGACATTATTCCTAATAGGTATATCTCATGATTACAAAACTTAAAAAGGTTTTATCGAAGATCTGGGATATTATCACAAGACCAAATGATATGGAGTGGCCATCATGAAAGTAACTAAATCAAGATCTGCACTAAAAGCAATTACATGGAGAGTTGTTGGTACATTAGATACCTTCGTTCTTTCATATTTCATAACACATAAGGCAGTTACGGCAGCGTCTATTGCTGGTTTTGAGGTATTAACAAAAACAATTCTTTATTATTTCCATGAGCGTGGATGGAATAATATTCAGTGGGGTAGACAATGACAAAGAGCCATCAACTTAAAGCATTCTTTACAGATGATGAGATTGCAGAACTCAAAGAAGCAATGTATGGATTTTTTAATTCTATGGAGCCAGTAACCATACCGCTTGAAACTATTGCAAAAGAAGGTAGACCAACAGATAAGGTCTTAGCACAGGAATGGTCTGGACGTGCCCTGTTTGTTGCTACTGATAGAATTCCAAAAAGGATTGCCGATAAGATAGAAAAATATGCTAGAGATAATTATGGTGAAGATCTAAAACCAGATGGTTATGCTTTTACAAGATACTCGCCTAAATATGGAACTCCACGACTTGCACCACATTATGACACTGGTCATTCTACATTTACTATTGACTATCAACTAGAATCTAATGTTGAGTGGAAATTGGTTGTAGAAAATAAAGAGTATTCTTTAGAAGATAACGATGCACTAGTTTTTAAACCATCGTATGAGGTACACTGGAGAAAGCCTACAATATTAAAAGATGATGAATATGTAGATATGATATTTTTTCATTTCCATGATGGAAAACAAGATGATTATGGAATGACAAAAGAAATAAAGAAACTAACAGAAAGCGCATACCAAGAAAACTTCCAAAAAGAATTCATAGATCTTCATGGTTGGGATTATTGGCATGGGAATAGGTTATAGAATGTACGAATATAGAGTAAAAAATGTTATAAAGATAGTCGATGGAGATACTATCGATGTTGATATTGATCTTGGCTTTGATATTTCTTTAACAAAGCGTGTGAGATTGGCTGGTATTGATACCCCTGAATCTCGTACAACAGATAAGGTTGAAAAAGCATTAGGATTAGAAGCAAAAGAGTACTTGAAATATAAGTTCAAAGATGCTAAACTAGTAGTAATTAAAACTGAATTGCCAGACTCTACAGAAAAATACGGTCGTATTTTGGGGTGGGTATATTTAGATGGAAATACTATTTCCGTCAATGATCAAATGATTGAAGACGGTTATGCATGGGGCTATCTTGGAGATACCAAGGTAAAAGATTTCGATGCTCTTGCCAAGCAACGTGCTAAGAAGAAGAAGTGAATATCAATATAAAAACTGAGGCACTTTTAGAACACTTACTTTTACAAGGTGCGCTAGAAGTGTCTGGTATGGATCCTCAAACTGGTGAGACTTTGTATGCAATTACAGATAAACTTGAAGAGGTTTCCCCAGCAATGTACAAAGAAGTAAACGCAATTTTTAGAAAAAATATGATCCAGATGATGTATGCTGGACCTAAAACAATGACTTGGAGAATTAGTGATGGAACCAGAGGATAAAATCGTAGAGCAATTAATCCTTGATGGAGCACTTGAAGTTGCTGCTGTTGATATGGATACAAATGAATTACTATTTTCTTTTACTGACAAACTAGAAGTTGTCAATCCACAATTACATGATGCAATGTTTACATACTTTTATACAGATGTAATGACATTATGGCAATATGGGTTTTTGGAAATACAAGAAATGGATACCAATGATCCAAAGGTTATGCTGACACCAAAGGCTTTAGATGTTATTGAGACTAATAAACTAACCAGTGATCAACAAAATGTATTAAAGGAAATTGTAAGAATCGTTAGTGAAGAATCCTGATATAATAGTATTAGGAGACATATATCATGGAATATTTTATAGGTTCTTTTGTCACTTTTTTGGGGGCTGCCTTCCTATATATACTCCTGAATAACCTTACACGCATTCCGCCAACCAATACATACAGATATTCACAAAGCCATATACATAGCATTATAAGGCCTCTAATGCCCCCTACAGCCTCTCTCAGGAAGCCTCTGAACACTCAGTCCTCAAAGCACCTGGAAGGTGTTCAAATCAGGGTTATTATCATTGGGCCAGATGCCTATTGGATTAAGGATAACATTTTATATACCGCCAAAGTTACCAAAGAAGGGGTAGATAAAGAAACTACTTTTCCAGTTGACACAATGAGTATGGATAAGGTAGAATTAGATAAGACGATCTTCATAGTAGATCAATTACAGAACGGACAAAAACGTGATAGTGGGAGTACAGGGAACAAATAGTTTTAGCGACTATAATGTTTTCTTAAGGGCCATGGGTGTGGCTATGTCCAGCATGCCAGCAGATGACAACCTCTTGGCTATCTATACCGCTGGACCAGCCAAAGTAAATTCAATGGCTATGGAGTTTGTAAACCTTTCTGAAAAAGGTATGAAACTTCGAAATAAAAAAATAAAGTTATATAAAGTACCAGCAAGTTGGTTAGAAGAGAATATGAGTTCTTTTAACTATTTTGCGTTTTTATCAACACCAAAAGAGACAACATCAAAAATTGTTTCGACTGCCGAAAACAACAATGTTGAGGTAGGAATTTTTAGATACTAAGGATAATAATGAAAATCGAATCACTTGAAAAAATGGAAAAAATTGTAGCAAAGAATAAATCCCTAGATTGGGATGGATGGACAGTAGTCCATAGATATCCATCAGACAAGGGTAGAACATCCAAATTTGGAGCACTTATCAATAATAAGTGGCATATGACACGTCGTTTTGTTCCTACTCGTTCTGGATGGGAGTTACCAGACAAATTGGCGGTATAGCCAATGAAGAGACATGAGTGGAAAGACTCATCTGCATGTTTAGATTATGATACAAACATGTTCTTTGAAAAATATGAAGAGGATGTTCTTTTGCGAGATGCATTAGACAAACTCTGCAATCAATGCCCAGTTAACAAGCAATGTTTTGCTGTTGGAATTTCTCAAAAAGAATGGGGAGTTTGGGGTGGAGTTTACCTAGAAGATGGGGCGATCTCTAAAGAATTTAATTTACACAAGGACAAAGATAAATGGAATGAAACCTGGCAATCTTTGACTATGGGTTAATAATATGAATCAGTGGTGGTCTTGGATCTTAGCAGTAATTGGAGTTTCTGGAATATATGTTGTTGGTAATAAGAACATGCTGGGATGGTTAGTATTATGTATCAATGAGTGCATCTGGATACTTTATGCACTTGCTACAAAGCAATATGGTTTTATTATAATGGCTCTTGCGTATGCTTCTGTTTATATTAAATCATTTAGACAGTGGAGGGCAGAAGAGAAATGACATATACTTTGTCAATGCAGAAAGCATTTAGATCCTTGACACCGCCTAAAAATTTTAGTGTGCAAATAATTGATAATGAAAATTTTTTAACAGTCAAGGCTAATACTGAGCAGTTCATGAGACTTGGACATGATGATAAGATTTCTGCTGTTGAGTATATGATTAGAGTTAAAAAAGCACTAGAAGATAATGGGGCAATTGTTATGCTTGTTAGGGATAAGATGTAATGTTAAACTTTATACTATTTATTATTTTCTTTTTAGTTTTAATGTCGTCATTGTTTTATAATATTATTGCAACATTAAAAATAAAAAAATTAATTCAAAGTTTGTTTCAAGTAAATCTAGATTATTTTATAGTGGCGGATCAATTAAAAAAATCTAATATTGCAGATAACGAAGGGTTTACTAACTTTTTATTAAAATCAAGAGACGATGCGTTTGTTTATATAGAGGTTGTTCAGCAAGCACTGAACAAATTCAAGGATGAGGTTGGTCCAGTAGTAGATTACCACAAAAAATATGGTGACGTAATATGGACACCAAACATTAATAGTTTAAATAGACTAGTGACAGCGTATGAAGAATTGATGTTGTTGTTGCCAAAAGAAGAAGACGAACAATCGTCCTAATATGATAGAATAGATATATGGATCCAAAAATAGTACATGGTGTTTTTACACTTGATAGGTTTGAGGAAGTTGTTTCATACTGTAAACGACTACTGTCTCATTCTGGTGTAAACAAACAACAAAGAACTATGTTTGATAGTATCAATAATCCAGTGCTACAAATGTTTGGACAAGAACTTTTACCATTGGCAAGAGAACTATTTGACAATCCAAATCTTTCTTCTACTAAAACAACATTTGCACATTACGAAGGACATCAAGGTGTTCTTGGGAAGCACGTTGATTTAAATCCAACTGTATGTCTTTTGGATGTGTGTCTATATGAAAATTTGCCATGGGGAATCATGGTAGAAGATAAAGAATATGTTTTCCCACCAAACTCTGGTGTTGCTTTTAATTCAGGCAAACTAGAGCATTGGAGAAACACAAACCCCGACATTAACAATAATAAGACTGGTGTTCTTCTTGCATACTTTGATGAACGACCATTAACTATATATAGCCAACCAGTAGGAGAGGTATTAGAGTGAAGAAGACAGATCCTTTTGTTTTAAGAAGTCTTGATGGTGGAATAGATGACGTATTTTACAACAAGTTCGATGCGACTTGGGGTAAGATGAACGGTATTTTAACTACACAAAGACATTGGACAAGAATTCCAATTGAGATTGCAGATGATGATGGCACAGTAGATTATAACTACAATGATGATTTTTTTAGATGTGATAACTTTACCGCAGACCATTCAAATGAAAAGCATATTTTGTTTGCTGGTTGTTCTCAAACTGAAGGTGTTGGTGCGCCACAGGAAACGGTATGGACAAAAGTTTTATTAAATAATCTTAATAAGAAGAATAATACTAATAACGGTTTTTATAGCATTGGCAAATCTGGATATGGATGGCAAAAGGTTATAACCACATACATGATTTATATTGAAAAATATGGTGCTCCAGAGTATATGTTTGTTTTATTACCAAACTTAGGTAGATTCTATGACTGGGATCAAGAAAATGAAAAGTATGTATATGTACAGAGATACCCAAATGGTGGCGGAGTAAGCACTGACCAACTAGATGAATCTAAGGTTCCAGATTTCTTATTGATTGAAAAGCCTTTTACACTTCTTGAGCATCGTAAATGCTTTATAGATTTTGCAATTAGTTGGAAATTATTTGAAAAGTTTTGTGAGTCAATGGGCACTAAGTTGTTATGGGGTTCATGGGATTATCAAGAAAATGTAAACTATAAGTTTGCAGATCTATCTTCAAACTATATTGACATATCAGATGAAGAGTTGCTAGACTTTATTAGAGAGAAAAGACCAGATGGCAAGATTGAAAAGTTTGATCTAAATAGAAGAGATGGTCACGCAGGTACTCTTGTAAATGAATACTGGGCTGCAAAGTTCCAGAAAGAAATAGAAAAACGAGGTTGGTTATGATTAAAAAAATAATTCAGTGGTACAGATTTAGAAAAATTAAAAAAGAAATACGTAAGCCAAGAAAGTTTATTTATTAATGAAAGATATATTACTATCAATAATCACAGGTTTTGGATGTGGCGTTGCATTTGCTGCGTTCAAATTACCAGTTCCAGCACCACCAGTATTTGCAGGAGTTGCAGGTATTGTAGGTTTATGGGCTGGTTACTATGTCATAACACACTATATTTCTTAGGAGGAAAAATGACAACTGAACAACTAAAGGCAATGCTTGCATCATACGGACGATCAGTTCTAGGTGCTGCAATTGCTCTATATATGTCTGGGGTAACAGACCCTAAGACACTTGCCTATTCATTGGTGGCTGCTGTTGCGCCTGTTGCGCTAAGAGCAATTAACCCCAATGATAAGGCTTTTGGTAGATTGCCAGCGGAAGAAGACGTTGCTGCAGCATTAACATCTGTAAAGGTTAAAAAGGCTCCAGCAAAGAAGGCAACAACAAAGAAAAACTAAATAAAAATAAACAGGCTAGGTAGTTTAATTACATATCTAGCCTGTTTTTATTTTTAAAACAATGATTTAAAGATTGGTTTGTATGGAAATTCTAGGCCTTCTCGTCTCATATTGGCTTCTTTTTCATCTCCAAAATACAAGAACGATACAACAGTCCATCTTGGATTTCCACCAGTGATTTCATGAATCTTATGCTCATAAGAATAAGCAGATGGGAAAAGAAATAGTTGACCAGCCTTTGGTTTAACTGTTACTCCAAAGTGAATAAACTCTAATTCTCCACCTTCGTAGTCATCGTTTGGATAATAAACTAAAGATATTGTTCTTGGTGTTGCATATGTATCATCAGAATGTGCACCAAACCATTCTCCATTTGAATATCTTGTAATGCGTAAACTTTCACGACTCTTTGGATCTAGATTCCAATGAAAGCAGTATGAATCAATAACGCCTCTGAGTGCATCATTTGCTTCTGGGTATGTATGTATCCAGCAAGTGTCTGCTTGTTTTCCATTTTCTCTAGTATATTCCTGATTGTCAAAGAAATCTTCTCTAACCCATTTTCTATAATTCTTATTACCTTCATGCTTATCCCAAAACTCCTTATCCAATAGTGAATTGAAAAAGTCCATAGAGTTTTCCCAAACATTATCATAAATATGAACTCCAGGGATAGGGGATGTAAAACTATACTTGTTACCTTGTTGGTCTACTGTAAAACCTTGAGCAGCCTGTTCTAGTCGTTGTTGATCCATAGTTACCTTTCGACATTACCATTATATCATGCTATAATTATAGTACCTGCCCAGATTGGGGGGTATTTAACTCGCTTAAAAGGAGAAAAATATGGTTAAATCAGCACTGGATCTTTTTAATGATCCATTTTTTAATACCTTCAGCACAATTGCAAAGGTACAAAATACAACAAACTATCCACCTTATAATCAAATCAAATTAAATGATAAGGAATATATCCTTTCATTTGCTTTGGCTGGATTTACTAAGGATGATGTTTCTATCTCGCTAGACAATCGCAAACTTACAATTAGGGGCGAAAACAAGGGGATGGAATTACCAGAGGGTGCAGAGTATCTACATAAAGGAATTGCTACACGCAAGTTCACAGATATCTTCACACTTCCTGAGTTTGTTGAAGTTGTTGGGGCTGAATTCAAGGACGGTATATTGAATGTCCTACTTGAAAAGCAAATCCCAGAAGATAAACTACCAAAGACTATTGAAATTCAGTAGTACAATATAAATGTCGGGGGAGACAGCGACACTAAATACCTGGCATGCCTCACACAGGACCTTAGAGATGGATTAGTTACCTATCTATATGACCAACGGGCCATCGTGCTTGAATTACCTGTGTGAGGCTCTTAACATTTAGCGGTATAATAATATTAATGTCTGAGAAAAAGTTGGACCACGCAAAGAAGCAAGAGTATAAAAGAAAACTTGCTGAATTGAAAGAAAAGGCTGGCTGCAAAGATTGTGGCGTTAAAAATCACATCATATTAGACTTTGATCATCTCAGGGACAAAAGATACAACATCTCACGTATGGTTCATGATGGTTTTTCCTGGAAGGCCATTTTGAAAGAAATAGACAAATGTGAGGTAGTATGTGCCAATTGCCATAGAATTAGGACACATAATAGGTTTTTAGAACCATAGTGTATAATATTAGGGTGGAAGAATTAATTCAAATGCTTAAAAGCCTTTTGGCAGATACCGTTGCCCTAAGACACAAAGCGCATGGATTTCATTGGAATGTAGAAGGTGACGATTTCCCTCAATATCATGCATTCTTTGAAATGCTTTATAGTGATTATGATAGTGCAATTGACCCATTAGCAGAATATATTCGTGCATTAGATTCTTATGCACCCTTTAGACTTTCAAGATTTGTAGAACTTACAAGTGTTCCAGATACAGATGTTACATCAGACCCTATGGTAATGGTTACAGATTTAAAAATGTCAAATGACATGGTAACAGCAAAATTAATTGCAGCATTTGATATTGCTACTGCTGCCAAAAAACAAGGTATTGCAAACTTCCTTGCTGATAGACAATCACAACATGAAAAGTGGTCCTGGCAAATGAGATCTATCCTTAAAGAAAATGAGATAGACTAATGCCATATAACGTTGGTGCTAAAGGATCACATGGATGCTCTGGTTATCCAGTAGTTGATGATAAGGGAAAAGCGGTTGGATGTCATCCCACAAGAGCAAAAGCAGTTAATCATTTACAAGCATTATATGCAAATGTTCCAGATGCCAGAGGAAAGTTTGACGGTACTGGACAAGAAATTGGAGATTATAATCCACCAATTCCTTCACCATTACAAAACACAGAAGGCATTATAGAATGTCAATATGATGGATGTGGTTGCGCTACATGTATAAAATTAAATGTATGCTGCGATGCTTGTCCAGATTGTCAAGCAAATGAAATGAAATCAGATTGTTGTCCAGATTTAAATAAGAAATCACCTTGTTGGGATGGCTATGTTCAAAGAGGAATGAAAGAACAGAATGGTAAAATGGTTCCAAATTGTGTTCCAGTAAATAAAAAAGTCTTTGAGGGATTTGGTAGAACAATATCAAAAACAGAAAGAATTAAGGGTTGGTAATATGTCATCACGTCGTTCATCAGGATCTTATAGCAAACACCATGGATTTAATCCAATTCAAATCAAGAATGGCATGATTGTTCGTCTTCGTAAAGATGGAACAATTAAAACTGTGCTTGGCAAATATGGTGAATACAAGGGCAAAAAAGAAAAATCTGCTTAGGAATTTCTTTTTAAATAAATATCGTAAAACCCTAAATTATGAAGTGCTAATGCATCAACAGACCAATTTGGGTGAAGATGTAGGAACCAATTAACTGTTTGAAATGTTCCATAAAGTTGATCTTCAATTATTCCATCGTAAATAAGGTAATCATTCATACCAACAACACCACCTATTGCTGTTCTTTCACTTGCAAGTTGTAAACAGGCCTTTGTTGTTTTTCTTTCATTTGTTATATCAATATAAATAAAGTCATATTCTTCATCTAGCGTTTGCATAACTGCAGTGGCATTACCTTGTAATGTTCGAACATTTTTATAGTTTTTAAATTTATCTTTAATATATTGTTCGTGTGTTTCTGGCAGGTACAGTAATTCATGCTTCATTCCATCACACTGACAAGATCCAAATTGTCTCCAAGACCAGCACTTCAAATCTTGGTTATACAAATCAAGTAAATCAATTTTAGATGCCTCACTTGTACCAGCAAACAATTCTGCAGAATATCCCCATGCAACACCTACTTCTAAATACCTGATACCTTTTGGTAAGGCCTTAGCATATTCTTCACGAGAAGAATACAGTTTGGCATTATTTAGTTGTGCTTGACTAATCTTGGGTGAATGCTCAACTTCGTCTTTACCGTTTGGAGTTTCTACTGGTTTTTTAGCCATAATGTTTTTGCCTTTCGTATATTTTTTTTACAGCATCATTATAATTTTCCATTGCAAGTGGCAACAATTTATTGTTTTTAACAATATCTACAGCATCATAATACACTTCTGGCTTTTTTGCAACAGGTGTGGCATTATTATAACCTACATCACCTTTATCGTGTATTCTAATTTGTTTATTGATCTTGTCAAGTAATTCTGGCAATTCATCATTTGAATATAGATAGTATTCCACATCAAAATTATCCATTATTGACTGCACTACAAACTCAATATCAGAAATAACCTGATTAAAAGTAAATGGATAAAGGTTATCAATGTTTTGCACTACTCCATCTACCCATCTTTTATAAACTGTGAATTGATGATTAATTAAATTATTTAATTCTAATTTGCCCATATGCTCATGTGGCATTGCAACACCAACAGTTGTTGTACCACCCAAACCACCCATTGTTTTTGTTACTACTGATGGAATGATTTGATCTGGACTCCTTAAAATAGTTGTCTGAATTGCATTATCAAATTTTCCCAACAACATTGCTGGTGTATTTGCTCTTGTAATAAATTGATCCTCAATATCATCAAAACTTATTTTAGGATCTCTGTTAAGTGAATTTATCAAGACCGTTTGTAACCAAGCATGTGCACTTCTTGGACAAGAATTAATTATGATTCTTACTTTATCCAACTTATCCCCTTGGTTTAAAATCTACAAACTTTGACCATTGAGATAATGTATATCTAACGCCCTCAGTAATTGGTGCCACACCATGAACATAGTGTAAATTTCCAGGGAACGTAATAATCATTCCCTTTTTAGGTCTAATAGCATAATCTAATTCTGGAAAATATAATTCTCCACCCTCATATTCATCATTTAAATAAGTAAGTATTGATAAGTGACCGCTCCATAAATATGGAAAACGTTCTAATTGTGATTCATATGTATCATTTTCATAATCTGGATTATCAATATCTAAGATATCTGTATGAGGATCAATATATGTACCTTTTGGATGAACTATATATAAAAACATTTGATCACGGACTAATGTAAGTCCATATAATTTTTCAGCAGTTTCAACCATCCTTTTACCCATCATAATGCCAAATGCTTTTTCATTTTCATATGGTCCACGATAATCTTTGTGTGTATGAATTGGGTATGAGTGTGTTGCTTCAAAATTGACTGGAAGATTAGAAATAATTTTCATTGCTGTAGCACATTCTTCATCGGAAATGAAATTTTCTATTACTTTAATGTTGTCTACCCCAGTACCTATGATTGCACTGATATTATCTATCTTTTTTAGTTCTGATCTTGGTCTATACCAATCTGGTGTTAATGGATGCATGTATCTATTCTACCATAGTTTGGTATAATGGTTAGATGGATAAAATAGTAGCAATGCGTGAAGAAATGGTCAAGCAAAGCATGGAAAATAATGGCGAGTTATGTACTTGTGATTGTGGCAAACCAAAATTTCCTCTTACCAGTACTAAACAAATTAGGTCCATATCCCCTGCACAAACACGTGGTACAAAAATTTTAGAAAAACGAGAAAGTATTATAGATGTTTTACAAAATACTCAGAGATCTTTAAATGTAATGGAAGTTGGAGTTATGGCTGGTGACTTTGCCGAACTTATGTATAATAATTTAAAGATAAATAAATTAGTTCTTGTAGATCCTTTTAATAATATTGATGAAATGTCATTAGATGGAAATCGAAGATTTAATAGAGAAACAAATTTAGAATTTGTTAAACAAAGATTTCAAAATAAAAATAATGTTGAGATTCTTCAAGGGTATTCTAGGAAGGTGCTTCCTACAAATTTTTTGGGAACAAATAATAATGATAAATTTGATTTTATTTATATAGATTCAAATCATGAGTTTTTTAATACATATAACGAAATTTTGTATTCAGCACAACTAACCAAAACAACTGGAATAATTGGAATAGATGATTACACTTTAAGTTTAAATGATCCACTTTATGTATGTGAAGTTATGCAGGCAGTTACTCAATTTTTAGATACAAACAGAGATTGGAAAGTTGCCTATTATTCATTTAATGATGCAGGAATTCCTAACATATACCTATCTAGATATTTTGAAGATGAGTACCCCCAGTAGGATTCGAACCTACGACTTACTGCTTAGAAGGCAGTTACTCTTCCGCTGAGTTATGGAGGTATAGTGCCCCTGGTTGGATTCGAACCAACGCTGAATGAATTTTAAGTCCACCACCTCTACCGCTGGGTTACAAGGGCTTGTTCTCTCATCTAGACTCGAACTAAAACTAAAGGCTTCAAAGGCCTCTGTGCTGCCATTACACCATGAGAGATTATTGATTAAGAAGAATGCGATCCATCACAAAATGGATATTTTTTAGATCTGGTGCAGGTGCAATTTTTCTTTTTCTTAATATTATCAATGTTTGTAATGATGGTTTTTCCATCTTGTAATTTAAGTTCTACTGTATGAACTTCTATTTTGGTAATTTGGGCAGGTATTTGTTGATCAACCAATAATACCCATTCATCATTCTTAAACATTTTGCTCCTTATGTGTTGCCCAATAATACAAGCATCGATCACAACAAGGTACATTAAATGCATCATCTTTAGCAGAAGCAAAAGAGGCATAAATAATAGGATCTTTTCTGTAAAGGTTTGCCCTATGTGTTGCAGTTACACGTTGTACATGCTGTGGCTTAGCCCATACAGGCTCATTATCTCCCCACAAATGCCCATGAGAACGTTGAAGTTCTCTAAGGTTAGATACGTTCTTGTCGGTTTTAATACCACGCCATTCAGCCTCATAGACCATGTGATCGATATAATTTATAAGGGAGCGTTCAGCATTTTTCCACATAAGAACTGCTGGATGATTACGCCAAGCACCAGAAGGTGAAGCACCAGATAAAACTTTGAGAATCTGATAGCCCTCAAGAATTTGTTTGTTAAGTCGTTTGTTATCCAATACTTGTGCTGAGTATTCGTAGTCTGAACCTGGTAAAAATGTTTGCATTAGAAGTATTCCTCATCGTCATCTTCGGATATATCAAGTATATCTGAATCTAGCAATCGTGTCAAGGTGGCAGCAGCATAAATAAATAATGAAACAAAAATTCCTACAAATGCTGTAAAAACTATAATAAGATTCTTTTTCATGTTGCCAAAACTCCTAACAAAAATCCAATAATAGTACATAAAATGCCAATAGACCAATAAAATGTTTTTACCATATGATCTCTATTTATTTTATCTACTATCTGTTTAGGTATTTCAATTTCATAATCTTCCTTCTCAGGATGATCTACATAATATTTTTTCATTTGTGTTCCTTAAGGTGTCTACTTAATGTTAAATGTGCAAAGTCAGATCGAACCTCAATCTCACGTTTGCAGATTGGGCAAATGACAAGTCTATTTATTGTCTTTGCCATATTTCATTTGAATATAACAGACTATCCAGCCAACAACAAAACCTGCCAATATCCATAATGGGTGTAAATAGGTTACTTGATTATTCATATAATAAGTATACACTAAAAGCCAGTTGATGTCAACTATAGTTTTACTGAGCGTGAAATTGCATCATTGTATAAACTATAAGACATTGTAAAATCTATTTCATCAATATTTTTCATTACTTCCAAATATCGTGGCGAACCAACAAAAGATTTTTTATATCCAAATGGATTATTATTATCAAATTCCATTACCTTTTCTAAAATGTTATTGCTATCATATTCTCTTTCTATATCAACATTCATTTTTTTTGCAACATCGTAAAAAACTATTTTTGTTTTATTAACTAGATCATCATACTTATAAATAACTACATCGTTGTTTTTAATTGTTTCCATAAAACTATTATAATGATTGGTTGCTGATTGAATATCTTGCATTAGTGAAACATCTGGCTTTTCTTTAATCATTGTCGATAGCGATGCAACAGAATCTTTGGGATCTCTAGCAATACTAAATACTAAATTGTATGGTGATAAATTTAAATTTGGTTCTGAATTATTAGTTTGTAAAGATACTTTGGTACAATATAAAAATCCTATATGCAGTAAATTCCTTCCAGTTCTTGGTGGAGTAAAAACTAATGTTTTATCCATATTTCTTAACCATTTCATCATATAAAGATTTTAAATTTTGATAAATAGTAATATAAGGAAGTTCCTTTTTTAATCTATCATATATTGGATTCTTTTCAATATTGTGTGGAGTATGATAAGGTGCTTTAGAAAAATCACCAGTTCCAGAAGTATATAATTTTTTATCTTCATTTTGAATTCCCTGCATGATATTGTCTGCAGAAATTTCATTTACATATGCAGCATTACAATCATCAAATATTTGTTTAATAACAGAGTTTGGATCAGATTTTAATTTATCAAACATGATTACAGTTGCTTTATTGTGCTTGTTTTGAAATTCTAAAAACTCCATATATTCATTTACAGCCCTATTAATATTGTAATACACTGACGACATATCTCCAGTAAAACTATAATCTGGACCCTTCTGAAAAAAAATTTTATGAATTGTTGAAGATATCACAGTATCTTCTGGATTTCTAAATAGTGTATAGGTCTTCACTTCATCAGTTTGATCAAAAGCCAAAATTGCTGGGCTATGTAAGTGTGATGAAACTCTCATATCTATTGATTTTGGATTTAACTCAATGGCGGTACTTAAACATCTACTCAAAAAAGTATTGCCAGAACGAGGAGTAGCAGAAAATAAAAGATAAATCTTATCCATATAACAAGTGTATCATATGGTAAAATATATATATGTGTCCAATTTGCAAAAATCAATTGATTCCTATTGTTTACGGAATGGTAGATGATCGTACCCTACGATGGAATAAAGAAGGTAAAATTATTTTGATGGGATATAGGGATAGATATAAAGACTCCTATAACTCATATTGTGTTGTTTGTGATGAAGGTTCTGACATTTGGATTCCAAGACCAGATATAGATACTAATTAACCACCGTAATAATTTTTACAGTGCTTTTTGCAAACACCAGAAACAGCCAAAATATCATCAATAAGTTCATTATATTCTGCTACATTATCGCAGTAATAACACTTTTCAGGTGGCCTATCTTCTATTGGAATCATAAAACGATTATATCATAATTCAGGAAGTATTATTCTCCAAGCATCGCCAGTTTCTGGGTCTTCATGCCACAAATAATCCCAATAAGGAACACCCCTGTCGTCATAATCATCCCAGGCTTCCCCGTTCATATCTAAATCTAATCCGCTTAGATCCATTTTATATATAGTGCCCCACCAGTCGTATGGATAATTTAAAAATTTATATGTTCTAAATCCAATTTTTTCTTTTATTTCGTCCCAAACGGTGTATCCTTCATTTGACTCATAAATTTGATCATTTGCCCTTAATCCAATATGAAAAAACCACATTGAAATAGGATGGAATACATAATTTGCTAACCAGCGTAAGGGAAGAACGTTGGTTTTGTGTTCTGGAATAAAAATATTATCTCTCATTTAATTTCCTTAATTATTTTATACTTTCTATACATGCAGTAATAGCCTTAAACCAATTCTTAGCACCTGGATATTCCATATTAGCGGTTATCCCACGATTAGCATGTTTGTACCATGTAATAGTTAAACCATTCTTTTTATA